ATAATATTTCGGTGGGACTGCAATCCTTCTCCTGTTGCAGTTTAAATCCCACCACTAACACATGTTCAACACTCTTAACTGGGTGTTGAGCATATTTTTTTTGGGATTAAATATGGGAGCTCCTACGGGCAACAAAAACAGCAGTAAAGAAAACAGAGCATGGGGCAAAGTAGTCCGTAAGCTTGCAGTACAAGAGGATGCTAAACGCATGCACAAGGTAGCTGAAGCTCTTTTCCGTAAGGCAGAGGATGGAGATATTAGCGCAATTAAGGAACTAGGGGACAGGATCGATGGTAAAGCACAACAAGAAATTACAGGAAACAGCGACGCACCAATCAACATCATTGTTAAAACAGGAATTGACGAGTGAAAACACACAGGTATTGGAAACAGGTTACAAACCTAGAGAACCACAAAAAGAGATACACAAAGCTATTAAAGACCATAGGTGGACTGTGGCAGTATGTCACAGACGTATGGGTAAAACTGTGTGTGCAATTAACCAACTTATACACTCGGCTCTTAAATGCAATAAAAAGAATCCGCAATTTGCGTACATAGCCCCAACATATGGGCAAGCAAAACGTATTGCATGGAATTACTTAGTAGATTACACAAGACCATTAGGGGGTACAGCAAATGTTTCAGAGCTTCGTGTTGACTTTATGGGACGTCGTATTAGTCTTTATGGCGCTGACAATCCTGATTCCATTAGGGGCATTTATCTTGATGGTGTGGTCATTGACGAATATGGTGACATACATCCTTCGTTGTTTACTGAAGTTTTGCGACCAGCTCTCTCGGACAGATTAGGCTGGGCATTATTTATTGGAACACCCAAGGGTGCAAACCACTTCAAGGAGTTAAGGGACTTAGCAGACACAGAAAACAATTGGGCATTAAAAGAATTTAAAGCAAGTGACACAGGACTTATAGCAGAAGAAGAATTAGATGACGCTCGTAAAGCTATGGGTGACAGCAAGTATGACCAAGAATTTGAAATCAGTTTTGACTCGCCAATTGTGGGTTCATACTATGGTGAGTTAATACAAGATATAACAGCACGCAACCACGTAAGGGAAATACTAAGCCAGCCAGCAACAGCAAAATGGACAGCTTGGGATCTAGGAGTTAGTGATAGCACCAGTATATGGGTTTGCGAAACCCTAGGCGGTGAAATTAGGCTTTTAGACTATTATGAAAATCATGGGCAAAGTCTTGATACGTACATTGCTTGGTTAGACGAGAATGGCTATCGAGACTATACCCATATATTACCTCATGATGTAATGGTAAGGGAACTACAAACAGGTAAGTCCAGGTATGAGTTTTTAACTGACGCTGGGCTTAACATAGAGGTAGCACCAAAGAATAGTGTAGAAGATGGCATACAGGCAGTAAGGCGTATGTTACCTAACGCTTGGTTTAATAAAGAAACTACCAAGTACGGGCTAGAGTGTTTACGTAACTATAGGCGTGTGTTTAATGAAAAGCTTAACGTGTACCAAGAAAAACCATTACACGATTGGAGTTCACACTGTGCAGATGCGTTTAGGTACTTAGCACTAACACTAGACGGGCAAACAACTATAAAACGTACTGACTGGAGCAAACCATACTCAACGCATGCTGAGTTAGACAGTTACAAAGACCAATTTATGTAAGGAGAACATATATGCTTAACGTTATTAAATGGGTAGGTAGTATTATTATTATAATAAGTATGATACTAACCAGTGTAAACATATACCCACTAAACATATTCTTGGCTATACCAGCAACCCTTTGTTGGGTTTATGTGTCGTTTAAATGGAACGATAAGAGTTTAATAGCTATGAACCTAACAGCATTAACTATTTATTTAATAGGAATCACGCATTATTTAGAGAGCATGTAGGGTAGTAAGGGTGATATCAGTCTCGGGGCTTAAAACAAGCGACAGCGAATATCACGCAAAATACAGCCCCTATTTATAAGCCTCTCAAGGCACTGAAAAAACACTGAAATTAAGAATAAACATATAACAATCAAACACTTGGAACAATATATAAAATGACAGAAGAACAACTAAAGGCGTTATTAGACAACTATATAACAGACAGCCAAAATGCTTACGAAGAGGTAGAAGGTGATGTTAAGAAAGCAACTGACTATTACTTAGGTAAAGAGTATGGTAATGAAGTCAAAGGTAAGTCTAGTGTTACTACTAGAGAGGTAGCTGAAGCTGTTGATGGCGCATTACCACAGTTGTTAAAAATATTTACACAGTCAGTTGATGTTGTCGAGTTTACACCACAGAATGACGGTGATGCTACAGTTGCAGAGAATGTAACAGCTTATGTTAACCATATATTTGAAAAGGATAATGCTGGTGCTATCCTTATGCACAATTGGTTCTGGGATGCACTGGTAAATAAGGTAGGTATTGTTAAAGCATTTTGGGACGTTAAAACAGACTCTAATGAAGAGGAATACTTTGACCTAAGCCAAGATGAGTTAGCAATGCTAATGCAAGAGCCTAGCGTTGAGATAGTAGAACAAGAGGAAGTAATAGGTGAGCCTATACCGGTAGGTGTAGACCCTGTGACTGGTGAGCCACTTACACAGTTAGCACCAAGCACATTTAATGTTAAGCTAAAGAAAACAGTAGACGCTAGCAGAGTTAAAATAGAAAACGTAAGCACATCAGAGTTTATGATAGATAGGCATGCTGATTGTATAGCCGATGCTAGGTTTGTAGCACAGCGTAAAATGTTAACCAGAGCAGAGTTAGTAGCTATGGGTTATGACAAGGACATAGTAGCAGAGCTTAATACAGATGATGAAATAGGGCTAGGTGCAACTGGCTTTGAGTATAACGCTGTTAATGCTGATGTAAACAACACAGACCCAAGCCAAGATCTCATAGCCTACTATGAATGCTATATAGACATAGGTGACGAGGAAGGCACAGCTAAGAAACACCGCATATGTTACGCAAGTAAACAAATACTAAGCGATGAGGAAATAGACTATGTACCATTCTATAGCCTATGCCCTTTCCCTATACCACATCAATTCTATGGTCAATCATTAGCTGATAGGACTATGGACTTACAGTTTATTAAGTCAACAGTAACAAGACAAATGCTTGATAACTTATACTTAACTAACAACAGCAGAGTAGGCGCAGTAGAAGGTCAGGTTAACCTAGATGACTTACTTAACTCAACTGCTGGTGGTATTGTTAGAATGAAGAACCCTAATGCTATTGTACCAATGGTAGTACAAAGTAGTGCCGGGCAATCCTTTCCAATGCTAGAGTATTTAGATGGTGTACAAGCTAAACGTACTGGTGTAAGTGATATGAACCAAGGCTTAGATGCTAACGTTCTACAAAACGTATCAGCTACAGCAGTAGCTACTATGACAGCACAGTCCCAGGGTAAACTAGAACTCATAGCTCGTATCTTTGCAGACACTGGAGTAAAGGATTTAATGAGAGGTATATTGCAATTAGTTTGTAAGTACCAAGACCAACCAAGGGCTATGGCAATAAATGGTAAGCCTATGAACATTGACCCACGTGAGTGGGATAACATGTACAACGTTAACATTAACGTAGGCTTAGGTAATGGTAATGGTGATGAGAAGATTGCTATGCTACAAATGGTATTAGCTAAACAAGAGCAAATACTACAACAGTATGGTCTAGCTAACCCATTAGTTAACCTAAAACAATACAGAGAAACACTTGCTAAGTTTATTAATGCTTCTGGTTACAGGGATGATGCACAGTTCTTAAATGAAATAGATGACCAGAAAATGCAACAGGTTATGCAAGCAGATGCACAACAAGACAAGACACCACCAGAGGTAAAAGCATCACAAGAAATTGCTAAAGCAGAAATAGCTAAGGCTCAGATGAAAGCCCAAACAGATGCTAAGGCTCAAGAGTTAAAACAACAAGAGTTAATGCAAAAGGTTCAACAAGAGCAACAGGAACTAGAGTTACAGCGTAAGCAACAAGAGTTAGACAGCGCAAAAGAACTACTCAAAATACAACAAGAGCGAGCTAAACTTGAAGCTGATATAGCATTACATACAGCTGAGTTAAAACTTAAAGAAGAATCACAATATGATAAGGCAAACAGCGAAGATATGAAAAACATAATACAAGCAGTAGATAAAATGGCTAAAGTTAATGGGTAGTTTCTTTGACGACATCAGCGAAAGAGCTCAGGCTAGGCGTAACCTGTCATGGCAAAAGCAACAGCAACTATTAGACAGTGGTATAGCAACACCATCACTATCTAACGGTAGTGTGGACAACAGCTTAACAGCAGAACAAGCACAAGCTAAAACAAAGCTACAAGACCAAAAAAGCAGACAAGCATACTCAGAGCTAATGGCATTACCAGTAGGCGTAGCTGAGGGTATGGTGGGTTTTGGTGGTGACATAGAGCGATTAGGTCGTGGTGCAGTAGGTGCAATAACAGCAGACAATGGCAACAGATGGGATAGCTTTCTTAACGAACTAGGTAACAGTGACACTACACTATGGAATACAGAAAATGTACAAGACTGGACAAACAAACAACTAGAAGGCACAGAGTTCGGAAACAGGTTGCTAGAAGGCAAAGGTGGAAGGTTAGTTGGTGAAATACTAGCGCCAATACCTCCAGTAGCTGGTGCAGTTAAGTATGGTGGTAAAGCATTAGGTGTATTAGATGATGGTGTAACAGTAGCTAACAGATACCTTAATAAGTTTGACATACAGCCTGGACTCTCTATAAAAGCAGTTGATGATATACCAGTTGGTGCTGTTGATGATGCAACTATGGCTAAGTCGCTAGGCGATAGAGCTATTAGGACTGCGCAAAACAGTGAGCATATAAAACCACCAGCAACACGCATTACAAACTTAGTAACAGAAGCGCCTGTATACAAAGACAATGTATTGCAATCACCACAAAAATACTTCGATGCTGTAGGTGGTGAAATACAACCAGCACAAGTTGAAGGTCTAATAAACAAGGTAAGAAATGAACCGCTTACTAAATCAGTAGGTGAGTATTCACAGATGTTTGGTGAGGGTGGTAAGTACGCAGACCTAAGTAACACAGATGACTTTATAGGTGGCGTTAGCAAAGATGTGCAAAGGGTTGATGTTACACCAAACGGCACAACACAAATACTAAAAGAACCAACACCAACACAGGTTATAAAAACAGGGGCTGAAACTAGCGGACCACAGGGTACAAAGTTTTTTGATGATATTACACAGCCAACTAACCAGCAAACGCTTATAAGAACTGCTGATGGCACAGTAGTATCTACTGGTGAGCTATCTAACGATGTTATTCGTAACGTTGATGATATAACAGCAAAACAACTTAACACCATAGAAGAAACACCTATGAGTAAGTGGTACGATGAGCAAAACCCAGTTAAGCTAGACGCTAAAGGTAAAGAAATAGAAAGTAGCTATAAGAAAAACATAGCAAAGATTAATGAAACAGCAGATCAATCTGATACATTATTTACTGGCGACCCAACATACAAACTTAAACCTAAAACACCAGAAGCACACAGAAAGGTTATAGAAAGTATTGCAAAAAACAGACAGGAATTACCTGATGTATTAGCTGATAACTTACTGCGTAAAGCAAGTGACATTACAGCAGATACAACAATAGATGCTACCACCAAAGATGAGTTACTTACACGCTTATATGAGGTTTACGATGATGTTACTGGCGTTAATATTAACAATGGCGTTGCTACTAATAAACGCTATGGCACTAACATAATGGAAAGACCACGCAACCAAATGAATGGTAGGCGTGTGCAAGAGGTAGGTGGTTTAACGGATGAACAAATAGCTAAACCATTAGACACTAGCAACACATTTAAACAAGTAGAAGATTTAGACGATCCTGAATACCTAGCTAGCTTACAAGACAATGGTATAACAGATAAAATAGATGAGTTTGGTGACCCAGTTCTTGATAGCAATGGCGTGCAAATTAAAGTTGATGCTAATGGTAACGACATACCTAACCAAACTAGGTTGTTAAATGAAGCACCAACAACAGAATCTATTTACAAGGATTTGGAAGCTGATGAAATAGCAAAGGCAGATAACTACAAACAAGACGTACACAACAAAACAAGGTTGGCTAATATTACTGATGTTAAAAATGTAGAGGATAACGCTTTTGTTCTACCAACAGACGGAACAGGTAAGGTATACAAAAGAACTGAAGTGCCTGACAGAATAATACCTGACTTATTTGATGAGCTTGGTGAGGTAAAGGTTAGGGGCAAAACAGTAGGTAAATCGCCTATGGATATAGATTTCCAAAAAGCAAGAAACCAACAAACATTGCTTAATAACCCAGACTTAGTTGAAGAATTAAAACTTATCGAAGAGTTAGAAGCACTGCAACTGCAAGGCAAGGGTAAGTTTACACCTGAGTATATGGAATTAGCAGAGCGTATTAATAAGTTCTTACGTAAACAAGGTACACACCCAACACAAATTAACAAATACTTCGGAGAGTAATATGGTTAAGGAAGAAAGCATAGCTAATATCCTAACGGATGATAGCTTTAAAGAAGCAATGGATGATTTAATTAAAATGCACTTAAATATGTTGATTAACTCAGAAGTTGATGAAAAAAACGCAAGAGAAATATGTTACTTACGCATTACTACTATTAACGAAATAATGGCTCATTTGCAATCTATTGCAGATGGTAAAAAAATAAACGATAACAAATGGAAAATATAACATGGGATTACTAGACTACTTAAACAAAGGCTTTGACAACAGCGTTGGACATCTTAACAACCTAAAGGATAGCTTTGCTAACCAGCCTAAGATGTATGACCCACATGCAAACGCACAAGCACTTATGGGTGGTCAAGCCATGCAATATAACCAACAACCACAAAGCTTAATAGATAACACACCACAAGTTAACACCCCAACTACAAGCAATGCACCAACAAATGTTACACCGCAACAAACACAACTAGTAACATATGGCGCACCAGTTGGACCAAACATGGGGCAAATAAACACAGAAACAAGCTTAATAAGTAGTTATGATGATAGTAATGGTTATGACCCAACAAAGGTTGCACAACCAAACCAAAACTTTAGCAATAGAATAAATGCCCCAATGCATCCATCTTTACTAATGGGATCACCTGAGGTTTACCAAGAGCCTGTAGGTGAGCGTGAAGTTGGCTTCACAACACAAGTAGACAATACACCTAATAATGGCGTTGACTCAACAACACCTGTGGTAGCACAGCAATACCCGGCTATGAGTTTAGGTGAAGCATTTAACCCAACAATAAGCCCAGAAGAAATAGCAAGGCGTGAAGAAGCAAAACGTAAACTACAGGCAATGTTTGGGGGAAAGCTCTAGAGTCTAATACTAACGACTCTAACGAGTATTTAGACTTTATAAAAGCAAAGGAAGGGTTTAGAGACACAGCTTACAAGCCAATAGACACAGAAGAGCATTACACTATTGGTTATGGAAACTATGGGCAAGATGTAAAGGCTGGTGATACCATTACAAAAGAACAGGCAGAAGTACAACTGCAAAAAAATATAGATGAAAGGTTAGTACAAATAAGGCAAGCAATACCTGGGTTTGATAACTTACCATTAGAAGCACGTAAGCACTTGCTAGGCTCATGGTTCAGAGGTAGCCTAAGTGGTAGCCCTAAAACAATTAGCTTGCTTAACGCTGGAAAGTATGACGAAGCCAGTAAAGAGTTCTTAAACAATGACGAATATAGAAACACTACACTAAGTGGTGTAAAGACTAGAATGAACGACACATCAAATGCAATTAGAAGTTTGCTAGGATAAAAGTGGTCTGTCGCGCACGATCTATCTTCAAGGTAGGGTAGGTAGGGTGGATTCAGTCTAGGGCTTTATATCGCCTGACAGCGAATATCAGCCAAATTTAAGCCCCTGTTTATGCGGGGTTCAAAGGCACAGAATAATTACCCAATTGGGTATAAACGAGCTATCGTTAAATAGCAAAACAAAAAGGAAGAAATATGAACGAGCAAATCAACCAAGAGGCTAACTCAGTTGAAACTCCAAAGGATGCGACGGAAGTTTTCACTGAAATGTTAGACGCCGAGGAATCAAACGATAAACCAGAGGTAGAAAATGAAGAAGTGGCAACGGAAGCAGTTGAGAAAACTGATGAAGAAGCATTGGAAGAAGAAGTAGCTGAGGAATCTGAAGAAGATGAACCAGAAGCTACTGAAGAAGAAGATGAAGACTCAGACGAAGTAGAGGTAGAGGAACGCAAAACCTTTAGGGTAAAAGCTAACGGTGAAGAAAAGGATGTAACTCTTGATGAGTTAGTTTCCGGATATCAAAAAGGCGAGGACTATACCAAGAAAAGTCAAGCATTAGCAGAACAGCGTAAAGCTGTGGAAGCTGAAGCTCATGCAGTTAACGAAGCTATGCAACTTAGAGAGCAATACGCTCGCAGACTAGGGCAAGTGCAACAATTATTGCAAGAAAATAATACAAGCCACGAAAACCTAGAAGATTTAAAGGAAAACGATCCAATACAGTATGCCGTAAAGGTAGCAGAACAAACAGAAAACAATAAAAAATTGCAATTATTGCAAAGGGAACAAGAAAAATTAGCTCATGCACAGCAACAACAAATTGCACAGCACCAAGCTAAAGTAGTTGCCCACGAAGCACAAATGTTGACTGAAAAAGTAAAGGAATTTTCTGACCCAAAGAAAGCCGAACAACTCAAAGGTGAAATTCGGAATTTTGGAAAAAGTATCGGTTTTACAGATGACGAATTAGCACAAGTTTATGACCATAGGCACGTTATGGTAATGCAAAAAGCAATGGAGTATGATAAGTTGCAAAAAGCAAACCCAAGCGTTACTAAAAAACTAGCCAAAGCACCAAAAATGGCTAAAAAAGGTAATAAAGTTGCTAACGTTGATGTATATACCAAACAGAAAAAACGATTGAAGTCATCTGGCAGTATAGAAGATGCCACTTCAGTATTTACAAACTTTATTTAAAAAGGAAACAAAATGGCAACATATAAAACCTACGATACCATTGGTATTCGTGAAGACTTACAGGATGCGATATATGATATCTCTCCTACAACAACACCATTCATGTCAACAGTTGGCAGAACTAAGGCTAAAAATACGTATCATGAGTGGCAAACCGACGCACTAGCTTCAGTGGATTTAGACAACGCACAAGTTGAGGGTGCAGATGCGGTATCACCAACTCTGACTCCTACAGAGCGTGTTGGTAACTACACTCAGATTTCTGATAAAGTAGTTCAAGTGTCTGTAACTGACGACGTTGTGGATAAAGCGGGTCGTTCTACAGAGACTGCATATCAGCTAGCAAAAGCTTCTGCTGAAATCAAGCGTGACATGGAATCAATTCTATTGTCTGACCAAGCACAATCCGCTGGATCTTCATCAACACCTCGTAAATTAGGTGGTTTAGGTTCATGGATTACAACTAACACAGCTGATACAGCTGGCGCTGATATAACTGAAGATATGCTAAAAGAAGCAGTATTAAAAGCATATACAGAAGGTGGCGAACCATCAATGCTATTAGTATCACCAGCTAACAAGCAAGTAGTTTCTACTTTTGCTGGTATTGCTGAACAGCGTTATCAAGCTCCAAAATCATCGCCAACTACAATTATTGGTAGTGCAGACGTATATTTATCTGACTTCGGTACATTAAACGTAGTTCCTGATAGATTCTTATCTGATGAAATCTCTTATGTGTTAGACCCTTCAATGGCTTCCGTAGCTTATCTACGACCATTCAAGAAGACTAAACTAGCTAAGACTGGTGACTCAGAGAAACACTTAATGAATGTTGAGTATACACTCGTTGTTAAAAACGAAAAAGCTCACGCAGTAATTAAGGACTTAACATAAGTCAAGTAATAGCCCTCTTCGGAGGGCATTACCTTTATAAGGAAGAAGATGAAAAAATTTAAAGATTGGAATGATAAGACAACAAGCGTTGGTCTTAATGATAAGGATGAAATTACAATAGAACAAGAGCAGAATGTAGATGCTCTAATAGAACAAAACAAAAAAGAATACAATAATGCTGAGACTAAATGGTCAGACCAATTGTTTGGCAATAAAGTAGCCAGCATACCATTTACAGCAATAGATAAGTTAAACAAAGAGGGGATTATGAAAGGTTTTCAAGTGTTAGACCAAAAGCGATTCTTTGCTTTTCTTAACGACCCTGAAAACAGATTCTTTAGAACAAAAGGGGGTAGGCTATGACAAGTTATTCGTATTATTTAAACTATGCCGATGGTAATTTAGTGTGGGCAGTAGCACCATCTGTAAGACACAGACATTTAAAAGACAAAAACGCTGGAACACCTGATAAGGATGGATATATTAGAATTGTCTTTAAAGGTAAGAAAATGATGGCTCACAGAATGATATGGGAAATGTTTAATGGTGAAATACCAGAGGGCATGGAAGTTCATCACATTAATGGCGTTAGAGATGATAATAGAATAGATAATCTAGCACTAACAACACGCAAACAAAACGCACAAAGAACAACTAGGAAAAAAATAGGATTGAACCCAAAGACAAACACATGGTATTCAACTAGAAGTCTGAAATACTTTAAGACTGCTGGTGGTGCTTTAATGGGTTACAACACTCACTTTATAGGAACATAAAATGCCAGCATTCACGAGTTATGCAAATTTAAAGACTAACATAGCAGATTACTTAGCTAGAGGTGATTTAAACGACAAGATACCAATGTTTGTATCACTAGCTGAGAAACGCTTAAATAGAGATTTAAGGCTTAGACAGACATTACAGCAGTCAACTTACAGTATGGATAGTGGATTTACAGTGCCAACTCCAGCTGACTTTCTTGAAATGAAAGACATACATAT